ACTATTTAACAAAACTGTTATCAAAATATTTTATTTAATTTTAATTATATTAAATAAACTATAAAATAAAGAAAATATTATAATTTATATATAGTATAAAATGGCAGAAATAGCAATTCCCATGGCCGCTTTAGGTATAATGTATATTTTGTCTAATGATAATAAGAAAGAGGAGGGATTTAGTGGAATACACAATCAAGTGTCGAATCGGTTGGTAAACACAAATGTTCCCGCAAATAATTATCCAGTAGAGAAATTAACTGGTCCACAAAATAATAAATACACGACCAATGCCTATTCTGGAATAAATGAAAATTCAAACAAACTGGAAGAAAGTGCAAATGTTAGAAACACAATGACGACACAAAGCAACGTATATGCGTCTCTAACGGGCGACGATAAATCTGTGATGGATTTCGAACACAATAACATGAAACCATACTTTGGTTCAAATGTAACACAAAATACCGATTCAGGCTCACGCGATGGGCTTTTGGATTTGTATACTGGTTCCGGTAGCCAACATATGGAGAAAACAGCATCTGCGCCTTTGTTTAAGCCAGAAAAAAATCTACAATGGATCAATGGAACTCCCTCGACTACTGGGTTTATACAAGAACGAATGAGGGCAAATGTCACATCTAAAATGAATAATATTAAGCCATGGGAAGAAATGCGTGTTGCGCCTGGTTTAAACAAAGGTTACACGTGTGAAGGGTCTGGTGGATTCAATTCAGGCATGGAAGAACGCGATTCATGGAAACCAAAAAGCGTGGATGAATTAAGAACAACCAACAATCCTAAAAAAACATTTAAAGGACAGATGTTAGGAAAACATGTAGGACGGAGAGGACCCCGTGGTAGTTTAGGAAAAATGGAACAGCATAAACCCGACACTTTTTTCATTAACAACCCCGACCGATATTTTACAACAACTGGTGTAGAAAAGAAAAGTACTGCTCGCTCGACCCATGTTTTTAGACCTGAAAACCGGTCATCGACTACTCGAGAATATTTTGGAGGAGGCGACACTACAAACGCAAATGGTATTTATCAATCGGGCGAATATCAAGAATCTACAAAGGCTCATTTGGATAGCGAGAACGTTGGTTCGGCAAATCGCGCGGATGGATGGACTGAATCGAATGGAAACTATGGTAAATCCGGTTATGTTTCCCTCCCAAATTCTCGCTCCTTAACCGGTGAGACGAAATCGATGGGGATAGTAGAGCGTGGTTTGTATGCTATGATGACCCCACTGTTAGACGTGGTTAAACCAACGCTCAAGGAAAATGTTGTAAATCATAACCGAACACTTGGAAACACCTCTGGTTCCAAAAACGGTGTATCAAATGGAAGAGTATGGAATCCAAATGATATTGCGCGAACCACCATCAGGGAGCAGACCGAAAATACAGAATACACAAAACATGGTGGAACCGCATTTGACGCTGCTTACACAAACACGAAACACCAAACCACTTCACAGCAGCGCGATACCACCAATTGCCAATATGTTGGAAATACCAGTGCCGGGACATCTACACATAAGGGTCAAGTATACAACACAGCGTATAACGCTTCATTGAATCCCAACAAAGAAGTTGTTTCGAAGGTGGACCGATTTCACGCCGGCAATCAGCCTGTATTTGACGGAAACCAAAATGTGTGTAATTTGCGCAATAGAAGCACTGTTCCCGCCGCGGTTATCCCAAATATGCCGAAAAGTACCAGCAGTATGGAAACGTATGGTGCTTTAAGTGGGAAAAATACCAGAGAAGTGAATCAATCCAATCGCTACAACCCAGAATTATTGGACGCGTTTAATGACAATCCATTTTCCCAATCATTGAGTAGCGTTGCATAATCGCACAAACAATAACACATTATTAAAATATAAAAATAACGTGTTAATTAACAAATAAATGAGCGACTTGTTTTTTAAAAATACAATTGATTATGATTTTACAACCAGCACAATAGATATTCATGACATACATGATGAAATTATAAAAAAATTGGATTTTTTCATTGAATACAACAAAATACCACATATTGTATTTCACGGACCGTATGGAACAGGTAAGAGGACCATATTGGATTATTTTATTAAGAAAATCTATGAAAATAATAGTAAATATATCAAGGATTATGTAATGTATGTCGATTGTGCGCATGGCAAGGGGATACGTTTTTTTAGAGATCAATTAAAATTCTTTGCCAAAACAAATATTCAAAATAAGATGAAAAAAATGTTTAAATCAATTATATTATTCAACGCGGATAAATTAACAACCGACGCACAGTCCGCCTTACGGAGGTGTATTGAAAAATACAGTCATAATACGAGGTTTTTTATAATCGCCGAAAACAAAAAATTATTATTAAACCCTATTCTGTCGAGGTTTTGTAGTATTTATATACCCACCCCAAAAATAAAAAACAACTATACCAATTTCTACGACCTCCAATTTGATAAATACAATAAAAAAGATTATAATAGGAAAGAAGCACGTCTCAAGAAATACTTAAAAGACCATAATTATGATACATCATTAGGAGCATGTATTAATTTCTCTACATTTCTATACAATAAGGGTTATAGTTGTTTAGATTTAATAAACTATGTATCCAAACATCACAATGACATTTTAGCATTAATGTATTTTGATAAAATTAGAAAACAGATCAGGAATGAAGAAATTCTAATATTTTACGTGTTATATTTTACATTTATGCGGAAAAATATAGATTTAGAAAATATATTATAATTTTAAAATGGATGATTATAATGTTAATGTTTTATCCGAAGCTAAAAACGAATACTCATGTCGTCTTTTGAGTATTTTAACGCCGGTCGTTATAGACGGTGTTAAATCTATATTTAATGACGCGGAACGTTTGTGTATTGAAAACGATGAAGATGATAAATACCTGATGACTTTTCAAAACTTTCTCTCCAGAGTACCAAAATGGAATGAAAGCATAATAGAAGACGAGTGTAGGCGTATTATAAATGTTACTGGCTGTAATTATTTAGAAGATTTATTAACGTGTGTCCATATAGCACAGTTGAAAGTTTTAACAAGCGTAAGAGTTTCACAAAAACAGAAAAAAATAGATTTGGATATTCCCAAATTATCCAAATTTCTTCATCAGGTATACACTGCCTTTGCTAGAAAATTATACAAAAATGTATATTTATTTGAAAAAATAATAACGCCATTGCAATACCAAAAAAATATGCGCGAATGTGAAATATTATGCAAAGAAAGTATTTTAGAAGTTATTAGAAGCAGTATCCCTGTTGAAAAAATATTGCGATCGTACATTGATGAAACGGTTGATGAAGAAGTGGTTCATGAAATTGTTGAAAAAGAAATAGAAAAAGAAGTTGAGCCCACAAATGAATCAACCGAACAAAACGTAGAATCATCGACCACCGAACAACCAGATGAATTCAGTAAAACACCTATCTTAAAATTGGAGAAAAATGCGGAATTAAATTTAGACGATTCAACAAATAATGAGTCCACTGGTAATGAAGTACAAATTAGTAAGGTAGAATCATTGGACGAAGAACTTTCTGGGGATATAAACAACCCGACCCCGATGGGTGAATCGACATATAATAACGATACGAAATCGGTGGGAATATCATTCAATGACGTCGATAATGTGTTGGATATGGGTACAAATCGCGAAGAAAGTGTCGAGGCACCAAAAACAATTGAACGGTTGGAACATATCAGTGAAGTAAACAACCAACGAAGAAAGGAAGAAGAAGAGGAAGACGATGAAGATAATTTAGAAATATTCGACGACAATAATATTAATTTGGAAGTAAGCGATATTCATGATTTGTCGAGGGAATTGAAAATTGACACGGCTCCCATATTGGATGATATTGAAGTATTGAATTAATACAATACAATTGCGTAAAATAATGGATAAAAACATAATTAAAAAATATAAATGAGTCAATCTATTTTTATAATAGCAGGGATGATTTCTGTTGTCTATCTCATAATTAAATATTTAGAAATGAAATTTGTGTTGAAAGAAAACAAGCCTATGAAAATTATGATACGTGATACAATTATTGTGTATTTATCGGTTGTATCCGGTAACTTTGTCTTAGAGCAGTTTGGAGGTGTTAAAAATGTTGTAAAAGCACCGACCGAAATATTTACAAATGAACCAGCCTTTTAATATTTCACGGGTTCATGCAATCAAACATCAGTTTAGTCAAATAAATTATTTAATTTAATTAAATAATTTATGAAATTATAAGCATATATTGGAATATCATCTATAAATAGGAATATCATCTATATTAATTATTTTTGCTTTCTTATTTATCTTTTTTTTAGATATTACATAAGATTGAAATAATTTATTTTTAATTTCGTCGCATGGAATACAGTTATGGACTGTTCTTGCTATCATTTTATACAGTTTAAAATCAGGGTACCTCTCTTCTCCATTCTTTTTATACAAAATATTGCGATTTTTATCATCCCGCGTCCATTTGATTATTAATTTTACTATCTCGTTTTCATGCAAATCTTCTTCTCTATAATCATCAATGAAGTAATCATACAAAGAACAACCTAACCTACACAAGTCAAAACTATTATTAGGGAGTATTTCTGGTTTATTGTGGTTCTTATATGGTTCAAAGTTATACTGGTTAGACGCATCTTCTTTGAAATTATAACTATCGCAACAGAGTTGCTTGCCTTTGTATTTGTAAATCGCACGTCCAAAATCAATTATTTTATAAATTTTGCCAAATGTTGGTATCTTATAATGCTGATTGTTGTATTTCACATAAATGTATTTCTTTGGGGTTTTAATATACATTATATTGTTGGTATGAAGGTCATTATGGGTAAAATCAAAACATTTCTGATATGTAATTAAAATGAATATAATCTGTATAAAACAAGAAGTCCATTCTTCATTAGTCATTTCATTATTTTCAATATAATCGTCCAGTGTTTGGTGCATTTTTTCCATACATATTATCTGAACCGGGAAATTATGAATAATACAGTTTATGTTTTCTTCCATTGAACTTGAATATTCCGATATTTCACTATTGGAACATGATACAAGCTCGCCCGTTTCTATTCCGGAACTATTCGTTGCCGAAGCATCTTCACCACTGTCTTCACCGGACACTTCATCCTCATCTTCCTCATCATCGCTTGTTTCACTATTATCACTATCCGATATATTGGAAGAAGTTTCCGTGTTATTGGACAAGTCTTCGCTCGCGGTCCTATTTTTATTCTGAATATTATCATAAATTAATGAACCACTAATTTCAATTTCCTGAATTGAATTAAATTTATTCACATTTTCCTCTGTTAATTCGAATACTTCATTAAATGATTTATTATCAAATTCATCCAACACCACACTTTCAATCTGGTCCTCCATTGTTATTTTTTCTCGATACTTCCTGGTATCATCATCCAACAATGATAGGTCAAAATTGTCTATTTTAAACATCTCTCCCTTGTTTTTATGAAAGAATTCCGATTGGTGTAGATAATCCAAATCATCGAACACATTCATATTAAAATCGTTTTGTATTCCTATGAATGTTCCGTAAAAATCGTTACCAAACATAAAATCATGATCATTTAGTAATTTGCTGCTTAAATAGGAGAAAAATCCATCGACATACGATGTATTGTTGCGGTCGTGTAATTTTTTCAAATGGTTTTTCCTGTACGTTTCCTTGTTAAATGTAGGCGTCAGGGTTGTTTCATTTGTTATATGTTTGTATTTCCCAGTTAAATACTTCAATGGATTGAGCAATGGTGAAAATTTAAAAAAGGAATCTTTTTCAACAATATTATTTTCATTGTCATCCATTTTTGTGCTTATTGAAAATACATTTAATCCCATAGAATTATTTATACTTGAAATAGTATACTTATTATTCAAATTTATTAAACTATAGTTTGTGGTACTTAGCTCAAAAAATTCAGAATAAATGGGTATATAATTTTGTAATTGTGAAAAACCTTCGTTTTCTAATTGGCTAAATAGTAAACTGTTGTCATTTTTCTTATAATAAAGGGAAAACATACGATTTAATGATAATATTATTTTTACATTTAAACCAATACTTTAGTAATTAATTAATATACATAGTACTCTTAAATATTCGTTATAAATGTTTAATTAATATCATTTTGCTTTATATATGAATTTAGAACTCAAAAAGTTTAATATGAAGAACATAAAATTTAATAGAGACGACTCGAATGGTCCTGTAATTGTATTAATCGGTCGCCGTGACACAGGAAAAAGTTTTTTGGTACGTGATATGTTGTTTCACCATCAAGATATTCCAATTGGAACTGTTATTTCTGGGACAGAAGCGGGGAATGGGTTTTATGGTAAATTAGTCCCTAAATTATTTATACACGATGAATACAATACTGCTATTATTGAAAACATACTTAAAAGACAGAAAATCGTAATTAAACAAATTAAGAAGGAAAGAAAGGTGTATGGTAAATCAAGCATTGACCCAAGAGCATTTGTTATTTTAGACGATTGTTTATATGACAATACATGGTCTCGAGATAAATTAATGCGTTTATTATTTATGAATGGTCGTCATTGGAAAATTATGCTAGTGATTACAATGCAATATCCTTTGGGAGTGCCTCCTAATTTAAGAACCAATATTGATTATACATTTATATTGCGTGAACCGTATTTAACCAACAGAAAACGTATTTATGAGAATTTTGCGGGCATGTTCACTACATTCGAAAGCTTTTGCCAGGTTATGGACCAATGTACTGAAAATTACGAATGCCTTGTTATATCGAACAACGCAAAGTCGAATAGACTGGAAGACCAGATTTTTTGGTACAAAGCAACGTCTCACGGGGAGTTCAGGCTAGGGGCGAAGGAGTTTTGGGAAATGTCAAAAGGGCTTGGATCCGACGATGAAGAAGAAACGTATGATCCAAATGCCTCAAGAAAAAACAAGGGTCCACGAATTAATGTGAAAAAAAATCGTTGGTAATTTTATTATTCTATTATATAAATTTTATTATCTATTATAAAATTTATATATTTTTAATTATATAAATTTTATTATCTATTATAA